ATGATTACGTTCTGCTTTATCTTGTAATCCTTGTGCTAATCGCCCTGCATCAAGCGCACCAGCATTAGTTACCTCGCCGTGGGATTTAATCCAAAAGACCACATCATCAAAACTATTAATGGCTTTGATGCATAATTTGAGGATTAATGATTTAGGGCGCGTTTCGGCACCACCTGTTGCAAATTTTGAATTAATATTAGGGGTTATCCACCAGTTGTCATCATTGTCATCCCGAAGTGCCGTACCTATATCAAGAGAAGTTCTATCCGTGCTATCTCTTGAGTCATAATCAAACGTCTTATCATTGTAAAAACGAGGATCTGATGCCGTATTAATCTCAATGTGTTTATGGACGTGTCGCTTAAATTCATCCTCTTGCGTTTGCCCCACAGACAAGCCATTACCCGCATTACGCAAAAATCTATCTGCTACTTTAGGCACGCGTTCAATGGAGCCATATTTACCAACTAAGTGACGATATAACTCGGGGTAACGTTGCTCGGTAACTTGGGTGGCAATCTCGTCAAAGGCAATCCAGCCTGCAGGGATATTATCCACGGCAAAATAAGCCGTCATCCCCACATCACTACGAGTTAAATCAGGAAGTTGGTTGCTGTCGCCCAAAGTGCGGTATAAATCGGGGAAGGTTTGTTGTCTGAATGTTGAACCATCAGCACGTAAAAAACCAACGGGATTAGTTACCGCACGGGGAAATGACACTACGGCACCAATAGGCACGCCGTCGCCGCCTGCATCTTTCCATTCTGACCAATTTGAGCCATTAAAAAAGCGTGTTTTGATTTTGTTGTCATTCGCCTTACGTGCAATTTGACGCACCGCATCTGTTGCCCCACCGCTAACTACTTCAATATGCCATTCCCCATTTTCGGGTAGATTTTGACCGCTTGCTAAGTAATAATTGCCATCGGTTTTATAGCCATTGGCATCGCCCTGCCCTTGTTCTACTTTAAAATTCCCAATACCATAGCCTGCAAGTGTATCAGGCTTGTCTTCAATATCCGTATTAAATTGCGGTTTTGCCCCCTCATGGTAGATTTTATTACGTTTGTAGGTAAAATCGCCGTTAGCGTGCATACGAAGTGTGCCAATCTCTCGGTTGCTTGATTTATATTCGAACCAGCAATCGCTATTGTTTGCCCCGATATTTAAATGGTCTCCGTATGAAGCATAATGCGGGTTGTCTGAAATACGGATATTCCTTTTTGCCACAATACGATTTTCAAAGGTTTTCTCGCCGTTAATGCTTTCGTTACCATTTAAACCAACCTTTCCATCAGCGGTAGTTTTGGCTTCTACTGCTTTGTCATAGGCGGTTTTCACGGCTGCACTGGTTGCAACTGTGTCTGCACTATTGCTATTTACTGCAGAGGATTTCTTGCTGTTGGGGATAACATTGCCAAGTGAGCGAGTATTGGAGTCAATCAGTTGCTTGAGCTGATAGGCGGTTTTAGGCGTTAATGCTAAATCTTCACGTTGGCTATCGTAGCCTGTGTAGAGTTGAGTTATTCCTTGTTTTTGCAAGGTTGCTTTAGCGATTTCGTGAGTGTGACCTTGCTCATCAACAAAATTCACTGTGTCTGCCGTTAGACTTTTCGGATGACTATAGCCTTTTGATAATGCCAAAATCGCATCACGCAATGAATTAACATTTTCTTCTGTTGGCTCGATATTGGCTTTTTCCAACACGGCTTTTAATTGATTAAACAACCACTGGTCTTTTTTGTCGTTCATTTGTTGAACATAGTTAAAGTCTTGCACTGTTGGCGTATCATCGCCTAAATGCGCCCAGCCTGCTTCATAATTAGTTTGAGAAAAATCGGTTAAATCGCCGTTTTTCGCCCAAGTAATTCTTTTGAATAAATCGATTAGTTTTAACTTCATTTGTTATCCTTATGCGTTTATAAATTCTACCGTTACCTTTACACCTGCTGCCGTGGGAACCCACAAAACCGGCTCTTGTTCTACTGCATCTAATCTATTTTTTGCCATTCGTGTAATCGCTATATGCACATCCGCATCCTGTCCTTCTGTGATTGAAACACGCTCTGCTAGAAATATAGCTCTACAGGCTTCGATTACATCATCAAGGGTGCCATGTGAATGATTGGCGATAACTTTCCATTTAATCAATCGTCGATAATGCTCATCGAGCATATAATTAAAATCTCTAGAATTAGTTTGCGTGGCTAAATCACGAATAGGGGCTCGACTAAAGGGTTTTGCCTTTGATTGACCAGAAAAACCGAAATACCAATCGCCATTTACTCTAGCGAAAGGGCGTGGCATACCGACAATATCGCCTACGCCATCAAGTTGTTTTCCTATAGCGGTATCAATATGCCTTTCTGTAAGCATTTGCTTTAAGGTTGCTTGAATTTCGTGATGCGGTAAAAGAAGAAGTGATAAAAATGCGTTTAAGTTAGGCGAGTAATTAAATTGAGAAAGTAATCGCTCTCGCCCTAACTGCTTAAAATCATCATTAAGTGCGGTTAAAATATCTTTCATATTTTCTCCTAACTCATCACAATGATAGACGGATCGAAAATCGCTTCTTCATCAGGTGCGATGGTAATATTCTGTTCTTGGTATCTTGGCTCTGGATCGGTAATATTATTCGTTTTACCTATCTGAACGGTAACTTTTCCCACGCCTTGAACCGCAATGCAAGCAGCAATAAGGCGTTGATGAATTACATCTGCGCCCACGCCAAGTGATTTACCATATTTCAAGATATTGTTGAGTGCACTTACAATGTAACCAGCTCTCGCAATTTCATCTTCATCAACAAAGGTTTCAATGGTAACTTTTAACCAAATGTAACATTTAGTCGGACGACTAAATTTAATCAAGTGCGGTTGGTTTTGACTGTCTCGCACGGTAACTTCGGTTTGCCCGTGTGTGCCAATACCCAAAGGCTTAAATTTTAATAATGTCGATGCGATATCCGTATCTAAACCACCTTTGACTACCGCATACAGTGAACGCTTAGGAATACCATTAATCGTCTGATCTGCATCGTTTTCATAAATTCTCAATGAATGAACGCCCGCCACCTTGCTTAAATTGGCATAAAGTGAATCAATTGTACCGGCTCCATTTTGCCAAACACCACGATGATAACGTTGATATAATTCAATATCACTTTCTTCTAAACGACCGGATGCACCTTCAACAACATTGTTCACTTCAACAACGCCATCAATCATATTTACCAGTTCAATCATTTGCCCAATATCGGCTTTATCTTCACTAGGGCTTTCAGTGGAAAGCATACAACGCACGCCTAAGCGAGAAAGCGTAAGATTTTGGCTAACGGAGATAGAAAAGTGCGGTATAGATTGTGCCGAAATCTCAATAATTACATTATCATTACTCACATCGGCATAACTTATCGCTTTTAATTGATTGGCTAAACCTTGAATAACACTCGCACTTGATGAACGCATTGCCGTAAAACGATATGTCACACCATTAACTACGACGGAAAATACATCGCCTGAATTGATAGTGTTTGAATTTAGCTCAATCCGCGCATAAGCGGCTTGATTTGAATCAATGCGTGCGTCTTCATCTGAATAATATAAAATCTGTGTTCCCACATTGCGCACTGCGGTATATTGGGGGATTTCAACGCCTGCATTGCCGTAAAAAATCACTGGCACCGTTGAATGTTCTGCTTGTAAACGAGTGACTCCTGTAAAAGAAACGGCTCGATCTAAATTTGCTCCGGTTGCGCTAATCGGATACATTGCACTATAAACGCTTTCAATAAGCTCCCATAAGGCGGCAAAACGTTCTGACTCAATGTTTAACATCATTCCCATCACTGTTTCAGGCGACAAATCAATATCTTCCCCAAACATTTTCTTCGCATTTTCATAAAGCTCTTTTAACTGCTCTGGCATACGCTTACGCACAAAGCCACTACGCGTTAATCCATAATTAGCCATTTCGTTTTATACTCACTTTGTCTTTTACCACACCTTCGTTGGTTAGTGCTGAAAATTGCACCGCCAACACCCGATCTTTTAGATGAAATTCAAGAGATAAACGCTCTACCGCTAGAACCCCTTTCACACCCATAATCTTTTTGCGAAAAATGGATTGAATACGTGCGTTATCAGGATTCCTTGTCAAAATTTCATCAAAATAAGGCAGTCCAATTGTTGTATCTAAAAACCACTCTCCTAAAAACGTTAAAAGCACAACCTTAATCTGTTGTGCTTTTTGATTGACGCCATCTACGAGTACTAGTTTACGATCTTTTATCATCAAATCGTGTTGTCCACTCAATTTTAAATCGATCATGATGGTGCCCCTGTTGTACCACCGCTATCGCCTTTGTGCTTGTGACTTTGTAATGACACACCATCTGCCATAACATCGCCAGTTGTCGTTAAAGAACCACTAACGGATACACTGCCACCTTTACCTGCCGTTGAAATACCGCCATTTACGATCACATTGCCGTTAAAGGTGCTGGTTGGCGCAGTCACAATAAAATTATCCGTTGTTACCCTTACATCAGGCGAATTGATCGTAATATTGCCATTTGGTGCGATTTTGATTTTACCGCTACCGTATTTAATACAAAGATTCTCAGCATCGGCATTTGGAGAGCGGCTATTACCGCCCATTACACAAAAAGCATCGGATAAATCAAACATTCGCGGATCATCTGGCGCATCATTGCTTCCACTTAACCAATTTTCTAGAGATCGCTGCGAAAAAATCAGCAAGCAACCGTCTCCCACTTTCACTGGTAATGTCACTTGTGCTACCGCACCGTTAATGTCTGCCATAGGGAACATTACCGGCACGTTTACAATCTGCGGTGCATTTAATACTTCGCCATTGGCTAACCGCTTAGGAATAGAGGGTTGTACCGTTGCTCGCACCGTTTCCGCATCATAACTAACAATTTTTCCAGGTAATGACACATTAATTTCAGAAAGTGCGGTTAAAATATCCGTCATTTTTAATCGTCCTTTTTCTTACGTTTTTTACGATGTTTACTTTGCGTTTTCATCTGCGCTTTAGTCGGTGCGTTTAGATCTACTAAATGTAGTTCGCTTTGCCAATCACTAGAATGACTATCCCCCGAATGCTTGATTTTTTCCACACGGAACCAATTTGTTACCGTCACACTTTCCAGCTTGATTTTGTCACAAGGGTTTACCATAGGCAGTAACAGGCTTTTTACATTCCAACCGTCCCTCGCTTGCCGATCAAAGGCAAATTTCTCATCTTGCTTTTTATTTGGCGTATCCTGCTTCTTACTGCGTGCTGCTTCACGTGTGCGTTCAGGAAAACCGATTAGCCCGCTATCTTTTGCTAACACATAACCCGATCGCTTTGTCACGCCATTGCGGTTTACAATCTGCAGTTCGCCATTTTGGATCGACCACTCAAGCCCCGTTCCTGCAACGACTTTGTCTAATGCTTTACGTGCGGCACCGTAAAAACTAAAACCATTTGCCCAAGTGCGTGATTTCAAATTATCCGCACCAACTACGGTTACGCCCATTTTTGCAGCAATATCATTAGTAATTTGCGTAGAACTCACGCCACCAACATAACCTAATGAAACCGCCGTATCGCGAATTTCTACCAAGCCATCTAAAACATAAAGCTCCGTTACCCAATCTGCGCCTTGATGATAAGAATACGCCGTGGCAATATCCCCCGAGCATAACAAAACATTACCTTCCTGCTCATATCCTGCATACAACACACATCGCATATCTGGCTGCTCAATAGTTTTTCGTGTAGTGGATGCAAGGTTATAGATTTTAATGGTATTTTCGTTCGGCTCGGCTTCACAATCTTTTTCAATATCGAACTCAATACGCATTGGCGGCTCAATCACAATAGCATCTTTTTGCCCTTTCTTACCAATCATCAATTTATAACTACGTAAAAAGCGATAACTCATTCATCCACTCCGATATAAATCAACACCGCCTTGCCATTGATAAAATCATCGCGCCCAATCGTTTGTAAATTATCATCACGCACCGCAATTAATTCCCCAAGTGGCAATTCATCACGACGCACTGGTGCAATTAAAGGACGATTCGGCAAAATCACAATGCTTGAGACCAGTTCATCGTTATAAGCATTTTCAATAGTGAGCGACCAAAATCCGATTGTGTCGTTCCAAGAAAAGTGTAAAAAAAAGACTTCATCATCAAGATTTACTTCGGTAATAAAATCGTTTTTATTTGCAAGGTTTATTGTGATCATTGCTTTTTACCACTCCATTCTCCTAACTTCGTGATTTTTTGTGCCTGCGTATTTGTCGGCTTGCCAGTTTGTGCTTTGCCGGTTTTTGCTTTCGTCTGTCCCGCTTTGCCTTTTGCGTTTGGCGCGGCTTTCTCTGGTGGCACCTCTTCCTTGCGTAACGTCACTTTTTGAATTTTTCGAAATTCCGCACTAATATTTAACCGCTCGCCGTCATCACTGTTACGCTCAATCTCAAGGCTTTCAATAGCAAAATCTTCATACACATCAAGACCAGTGACAATCGTCACTAATTCTCGCTTAGCGTGTAATTCTCGCAACGTCTCTTTTGCTGCAATCAATTTATATTTCCCTAAGCCAACATTAAACAATGTTCCTGTGCCAGTAATCACGCCACTAAGGCTTAACCGCTCACTTTCCCGTGTAATGTGATCAGAAATTACCGTACCGTCTTCAATGGGATATTCCGTGATTTGGCTAGAAAGTGATGTGTTTTCGGTTAAAAGTGCGTCCAATTCCAATACGCCAATTGTCGTACGCTTGCCCGAAAGGGCTGAAAATAAAAGGTTTACTATGCTCATAATTTACTTTTAAGCCTAAATAAAAACCCCGAACACTCGCAATGTTCGGGGTTTGTTTTTTAAAGTACGGTTAAAATCAACCGCACTTTTTTACCCAGCATATTCAATCGCCCCCATTCCAAACGATGTAGATGAACCACGGCTTAATTTGTCTGATACCGCATTAGCCACACCGCTAGGATTAGCGGAACCTTGAATATTGAAGTTATTGGTTTGCGTCATATTCTGATTAGGTGCAAAAATAGGACGACCGCCATAGCCTAACCGCTGTGGCGATACGTGACCGCTTACTGGTGTAGTTAAGGCTTCGCCGCTCAGCTTAACTTCTGCTTTCGCCCCGTCAGAAAACAAATCTCTAATCCAGCTCGGAATAAGTGAATTAAACCAGCCCACCACGGTATCGATAGATTTTTGCCACGCATTTTTAAATATCGTCGTCACGCTATTCCATTTTTCGCCAGCATCTTTCTTTACATTATCCCAGCTCTCCGCTGCTTTATTTGTGATGTTATCCCACATCTCGCTTGCACCAGTGATGATACTTTGCCAAATCTCCGCCGCTTTTTTGGAAATGGCTTCCCATGCGGCAATGGCAAAGGCTTTCACTTCATCCCAATACACAACAAGCAAGATAACCAAGCCAATTACCGCACTAATCGCAAGCAAAATTGGGTTACTTGCTACCGCCATAAACATCGCGCGACCGATCGCAAAAATACCTTTTACCACAGTGCCAACGACAGATTTAAATATCACGCCAAATTTGACCGCCCCACGTTTCAAAAGCGAGAATGCGCCACTGCCGACACGGGAAAATAATTTAAAATGTTTTTGCGCCCAGATAAATGGAGATGCAATCCCTTTCGCTACCTTAATAAAAGGTTTGGCTACAAACATTACGGATCTAAATCCACCTTTCAACAATCCGAAAAATGCACGGAATGGGAAAAATAACGCCCATACAGCGGAGAGAATACCGCCCAGCACCATTAGCCCAACAGAATAAAGCGGTAGGAATTTCAAGCTTAATCCATCAATCATATCGCCCGCACTAGACCAAGCACCGGCATAATCCCCATTAATTAATGCGCGAATAATCCGCACCATACCGCTTACCGTATTAATGAGATTTCTCACGGCGGCAATAATATATTCTAAAACGTCAGTAGCAAAAGCCTGCCAAGAGTCAAAATTAATCTCAACGCCCGCCATTCGGCTTAAATCTTTTAATAAACCACGAACATTGATCCAGAGCTTATCCGCCAGTTTACCTAGCGCGGCGAATTTATCCGCCCAAACTTCATAGCGTCCAACTAATGCCCCAGTAAAGGATAAATCTCCCTGCGTCCAACCATAAATGTCTTCTAACACTAAGGCAACGACACCCGCCGCCGCAGCCATCGCTAAGTAAGGTGCCACCGCACGTGCGCCCATCATTAACAATTGACGCAAGCTCTTTTTCGCCGCTGCCAGCGCAAACATCAGCTTACCACCGATTACCGTACCAGCTAAAAAGCCCACTAAACGAATGTTTTCTGTCACCCATTCAGCAGCATTATAGAAAGCCGCGCCGAGTTTAGAGACTTTATTGACCGCCACATCAATCAATTGACCGGCTTTATTTTTCAGAATCGTCATACCGCGCCCAAAAGTTTTCGGCATCTGATCGAATTCTTTTTGGATTTTATCCGCTTGTTTTAGCAGACCTTGTGCGAGTTCTTTTGATGTGAGCTTACCTTCTTTACCTAGATCTTTTAATTGCCCAATCGGCACGCCAAAACTATCAGCAATGGCATTCGCTAAACGTGGGGCTTGTTCAATAATTGAGTTCAGCTCATCGCCACGTAATGCACCCGAGCCTAAGGCTTGACCAAGCTGCATCAAGGCGGCTTGCTGCGCCCCCTGATCGCCGCCGCCAATCGTCATCGTTTGCCCAATGATTTCCGTTAAATTTAACGTATCATCAAGACTTAACCCCAAATCCCCCGCACTTCGATTCACTTTTGAGAATAAATCTGCACTGGCGAGATAGTCTTGTCCGGAACGTTGTGAAAGGTCGAAAATCTGACTCAATGCATATTTATGTTCTTCAGCGGATTTTGTCGCTAATTTCACACGACTATCCACCGCAGCCCATTCATCGGCAATTTTGATCGCACTACCACCGGCAACCATCGCAAAATAACCACCAACAAGGTTACGTAGAGAAAGCATTTGATTTTTAGCGTCTTTCAGATTATTACCGACCTCTTTCACGCTCACGGCAGCCCCTGAGAATTTAGCGCGTAATCCATCGACTGCATTATTCAGGTTGCTACGAATGCCTTTTGCCGCCTGTTGAGTTTGAACAACATAAGCCTTTAAACCGGAATTATCGACTTTATAACGCAATAACGTTACCAGCTCACGTATAGCATTCATCGGTTTTTCTCCATTTGTTTTGCTTCCATCGCATCTACCGCATCTAGTAAGCGATTAATCTTCAAAAGCTCGCCCTATCCGTCAATCCTGCCGTATTAAGCTCTGTTAGTGTAACTTTACCGGCTAAAAAAGGACGCCAAGCGATCATCTCACTTAGCGTCTGTTCGCTGTATTTACCAACGCTTACGCTTTCTTCACAAGCTCTTGCACCGACCCAAGACGGGCAAGAAATTTCGTAAAAAAACTGCTGAAATTAAGTTGTAAGATGAAAATTACCAACTCGATAAGCTCCGACATATCATCAAACACCAAATCAAAATCAGTTTTGCTAAGTTTTTTATCTGTCCCATTGTTGAAATCATCACGCTGCACCGTCACTAGTTCAGGTTTGATTAGCATATCAGCTAGTTTAACTAACTCTTGGCCGCTTAATTGCTGGCTTAAATCTTGTAAACCTTGTGCAAAATTCGCCGCACTTTTCTGTGCTAATTCGGCTAACTGAGCTGACGTTGCATCTTTCGGTTTTTCATCGCTAAATCCGATTACTTTCGCCAGTGACGGTACAAGGGTTTTCTGCAAATCGCCAAAAATGCGTAACTGATCCATTACCGAAAACTTTTGCACAAAAAAAGTGCTTTCGCCAATTTGAATTTCACTGCGTGCCATCAGTCATTTCCCCCTACAAATAATTTACCGTCCGCAGTTTCAAGCGTCCACTCGCGAGAACCCACTTCTTTTCCAAGCTCAAGTTTCGCCGATTTAACCACCCACGCCGTGCTTGCAGCGAATAATGAGCGACCACGCAAGTCTTTTACCGCAATTGGAAAGGTTGCGTTTTTACTCACTTTATCCGCTGCATAGAGTTCACTTAACACATCATTGGTATCACTGGTTTGTAATAACGTTAATGTGACTTTTTTACGTGGATCGGCACTGGTTGCACGTGCTACTTCGCCATCTGCACCAGCAACAGATGATACGCCGTCAGACATTTCTTCAATATCAATAAAGGTTCCATCTGCAAAGCCAGAAACAATAACCGCCCCGATCACAATACTTACTTCATCGGGCGCATAAGTTGCTAAAGCCATAAAATTCTCCTAAAAAATGACCGCACTTTAGCGGTCTGTTAATGATTAAAGACTGTAAGCCAGATTGCCCTTGATTTCTGTTAAGTGAATAGCACCGGCTAAACGTGCCGAGAATTTCACATCTTGCAATAAACGCTTACCTTTATTGTTATTCGATACCTTTGCCGCCAGTGGAAGGGAAATCACATAACTTGGAATTTCCTTGTTATTATCATCCAATTCTGTCGGCGCAATACCGCCACGTGCTACACCTAAATCTAACGCCTGACGCACTGCTGCACCAATTAATTGAATACCTTTATCGGTGTAAGGCACTTTGCCGTAAGCATTGATTAAGACGGATGTCACATTAATTTGTACTTCCTGCACCAACCAATCACGGAAACGGATAATATCGATCCATTCCCCAGCTGCGACTTTGCCGCCTTGCGTTACCGCAAAGCTATCGTTAAATTTCTCAAATGTCGTTGCGTTTTTCTTCGAGCAAGCTAAGTATTCGCCTTCCATTAACGGCGAATAAGATACGCCAGCAAGTTTTTTCAAGTTCCACGTTTCTGACCCCGGATAGAATGTGAAGGAATAGCTCATTAAGGCAATTTCTGGGTATTCTTCCGTTGCTTTATGGGAATACATTACCGCCGAGCGGTAATATTGTTTCGCTTCAAGTTTGCTCGCAATATCGGTTTTCTCCGCCGATTGTGGCAATTTTTCATCAGCAGAGGCGGTAACAAATAATTTACCATTGGTTTCTGCCCACGCCGCCGCCAACATCACATCAGCGTCTTCACGCGAGACCAACGCCAAGCCATACCAGCTGTTATTTTCTCGTGCGACCGCAGCAAGCGCATCCGTCACGCTTTCATCTTGTGCTTTACGTCCGATAAATACCTGTGCCACGTGTGACGGCTGCGCAAAGGCGGTAGCCACAGCGATATAAAGCGGATTGTTTGATTTTAAGCCTAAATCCAATAATTCATTTGGATCGGTGACTACCAGCAAACGTGCTGAATTATTCAGCGTATGTTCGCCTAAAATTAATAAATCACTAAAAGATTTACCGGCGATTGTGGTTGTATTTAAATCAATAGCCACATTTACCAAGCGATCAATTTTCGCCATTTTTATTTACCCCTATTAAATTTTTCTCAGAAGCACGTCCTATATTTGCCGTCACTTCCACTTGTTCAATAATACCCACAATATCCTGCACACTAGCCGCATAACGAATTTCAAGCTCTACCATTGCCCGATCTTCATATTCACGCTGTTCATTTAGAAAGGCTAAATGGGTAATCCGCCCAATGCGAATCAATGCCACGCCATCATTTAACCAACGCTCACGACAAGACTGCATAGATAAGCGCATACAAACATCTCGCAATGCCTGTAAACTGTTTCCACCGAAATAATTCAACTCAAGCACGGCATCGATATGAGTTTTTACCGTCTGATTGCCTTCATCATTTACCGCCGAATAATGAAAATGTTCTGGTGTCCTCTCAAACTTCAGTTCATAAGTAAAAAATGGCTTTTCTGGCTCACGCCCATTTTCATAGGCGCGAATAAAAGGGCGATCCGATAGATCGCCCAATAAATCATACAAACGCTCAAGCATATTATTTTACCCGTATAGCCACGTAGCGATGATGTGACAACACACCACTGTGATAACTAGCTCGTGAAATCACTTCGTATCGCTCGCCGTCAAATAGCACTACTGCGACATTGTGTGCATTTTCTCCAGCCACCGTTAGTTTTTGATCGGTGTAAATTTTTACCGCACTTGAAACGCGCCGCCCCTGCATTGATACCACTAGGCGATCCATTTCAGCACTGCTTAACGGCTGAATGGATGCCATTAACGTCTGCTCGATTTCGCCGTCGTTTACCCACTTGCCTTTCACATACTCTCCGTCAGAACGCACAAGTATTTTATAAGGCTTGCGAAAAGAAGATTGAGAAGAAAATATCTGCATCAGATTTCAACCTTATAACGAATTGAATTGACTAATTGCGAGGTATCTACGAGCGGTTTACTACTTTTCTTGCGCCTACGCGTAGATGGTGCATTCGGTGTCCAAGGATAAGACGTTAGGGTCTTTTTCTGCTTGTCTTGATACCATTGCCCAAGTTTTGAAAGCTCTTGCACCAAATCATCCCCTTTCGCCACATTCTCGACCACACGCCCTAAGTATTGCGCCAATGCCTGTTGGTTGTCTTCAAAGGTTTGACGAATAAAAGGACGAGACGGGATATGTGCCGTGCCATATTCATTCCAAATACCGATATCCACCAAGCTTTCGCCTGATTCAGAATGAATGCCTGCATCCGCTTGAACGCCTACTTTTACGCGTGCTTTGCCGATTTTGTTTATCAACTCAAGTTCTTTTTCAAGCCCTTTATTGTTGATTTTTACCTTAACCACGCTAGACACAATGACTCCCTACGGTAATCGCACCAAGGCGCACGCAAATATTGTTTAGCTCGTTATACTTCGCCAAAAAGCGTTCAGCGTTGCCGCCTTTATCGCTGCTTGAAAAATATTCACGTTCTAAATCGCCCTCACGTTCACGTCGTAAACCTGCCGCATTTACCCCGCTTTCAATCGACTGAGCCAACAAATAAGCCGCATACCACGCCACCGCCTCATCTTGCTTTTCATCAGATAAACAGTCTGGACGTTTATTATCAGCCACGCTTAACACCTTATTTACCATATCTTCAGGCATTTGTTGGCTTAATGGGTAAAAGAGATTAAGTAACGAGTATGCGCTCATTTATTACTCCTGCTTTTTACTTTTGCCGTCTTTTTTCGCATCTTCCGCTTTCGGCGTTACGTCAATTAATACGCCACGTTCAATTAAACGATCAAGCCCTACCGCATCATCGGCAATTTCCACCTCTTGATTAGGGGCGATAAACTCGCCGCCAACACGAATTAAACGCGCTTCAATATTACGTACAATCATCGCTAAATCTCCGCTTTGGTTGCCGATAACGGATAACGTAAGAACACGCCGCCCACACGAGCCACACAGTTCACAACAAGCTCTAAATTGCGTTCTTGTGCCGGTAACTGGGTAAAATCTTGCGGAGTTTCAAGAGTTAAGTTATCAAGGGATTTTTCATAGCAAATCGCTAAGTTCTTATTCCCTGTACCCGCTTTCTCTAATTCCCATAAGCCCTGAATAGTTAAGTTAGGATGTTTACGCTTGAAGAACGTCAATACGTCCACTTTGTCAGCCGTGTTCATATACTTACTGGATAACGTCTGATAATCTGTTAGCGACAACAATAAGTGTGTTGGCTGATGCACGCCTTTTGATTGCAACACGACGGTATCGTGTAGATTGTCCAAATCCGCTAGCACCGCATCCGCCGTTGCAGTTTTCCAGCCACCAGTTACCGAGGTTTCTCCTAAATTCGGGTGGTTAATAAAGCCGTTTAAACCAAATTCTTTATCTCCTAACAAGGCAATTTCGTTCATCTTTACTTCCACCGCACGACGCGCTGCACGAGCTTTAGAAGACGGTAAATCCGTTTGATTAGCTGACGCCGCTTTCAACTCTTGTAGATTGTAGCCATAAGCAGCACCGATGTTTTTCACTTTTACTGCACGTTCTGTCATCGCCACATCCGCACGCGGTAAATCATCGGCATAGTTGGCAACGACTTTAGCCATGCCGACCATATCGTAAATGCGTTCAGTCACGGTTTCTGCCCATTCAGGGGATTCAGAAGAGACTGGGACGAGCGATAAGCCATTCATACCCGGTAATTTTTCTTCATAGATTTTGTTGCGCACAAACTCTAATTGGCGTTGCGTAAACAAGCCCGCATCTTGGTTAAATACACCCACCGCATTTAAACAAGTCTTAATCGCATTCAACTCAAATGCATCTTGACGAATATCTGTCATTATTTTTCTCCAATAAAAAAGCCCCAAGTTTTCACTTAGGGCATCGTTAAACATTGAATAATTAAGCTAACTCGACTAATGCGAGCTTGCCATATTTACCGCAATCCACTACGGCGGTTTTAAAGGTTGCATTCGGTAATGCCGTACCAGTTTTTGCCACCTTGCCTGAAGCGGGGTCAAAACTTACCGCACTTCCTGCCGTAATCGCTTCACTGTCTTTCACTACACACCACGCAACCCCTTTACGCAATACGGAAACCGCATCAAATTTCGCATAACCGCCTACTACAGCATGGGAATGTAACGCAATGCCAATGGGCTTAGTGCCACCTAATTTAGCTTGTGTGGCACTCGTCCCTTGCGTAATCACTACGCCGAATGGGATTTCATTTTCTGCTGCAAAGGTTTCGACTAAATCGTAACGGCTGTCGCCTTTCATACCAGCAAAGGCTTTTTGTTGTAATTGATCGTACATAGACATCGTTTTTATGCTCCTATTGGTTACGACTTGCAATCATCGCAGCTCGACCAGTTAATTTCGTTTGGCTATCCTGCGTGAATGTGGGTTGATTTGTGGCTGATGGTGTTAATTGCTGACGCTGCACACCTGCCGCATCCGCTCGTTGTTTGGCATCGCTTACCGCAATATCAAACGCTGCTTCAATATAACCATCGGATTTTTGCGATAAATCCGCATTGTCTTGACGAATTGCCTTAATTACCGCTTCACGCAACGCACGGTCGGTACTATCAGCTTTCACTTCCACCTTATGCGCTTTCGCTACGTTTTCTAATTCAACACGCACCTTGGCTTGACTTACCGCATCTTGTTTAATTTGTTCAACCTGTGCTTCAAGATCTTTCACTTTCGCTTCTGCCGCATCTGCGCGCGCCGCTTCTTTGTCTTTCGCCGTCACAGCATCTTTGGCGTCTTGTTTGAGTTTATTTAATTCCACAATCACTTCGGGCGCGGCTTGATACGTAATGCCGCTATCTAAGCGAATGTCAGAAAGCGTTGTTTGAGTGTTACTCATCGGATTTTCTCCATCTTCGTTAAATTCCACGGCATCTGCCGCATCTAAATTAAGTGCGGCATTGCCTGCACGCCCAACTGTCACAATGGCTAAATGGTTAGGACGAATATTACGCTGGATCACATCATACGGCTCGCCGTCTTCTGTTATACCGCTCGTCTCGTCAATATCTACCTTATAGCCAACCGACAATTCTTTTTTTCCAAAATCAACGGCTTTCGTATTGTGGATCACAATATCTGCCGTTAAATTTTGCCCATCTTGTTTACCTTCCGTTAAGATAGAGCCCACCACCAAATGCGCATTATTTTTCGTCACAAGTCCGTGATGATCTTCTGTAATCGGCAATCCCTTGTAAGCGCGTAAACTATCCGCCTTAAATACTTCATCAGGCGGACGATATTCACGCCGAGTTTTGCCATTAGGAAGCTCATAAACAAACACCCCACTTCTTGTCAGAATAGGGGTGTCATAAATAAAACCGTTATCATCTCGCCGTGCCTGAATGCCACGGCGGTCGTATCGCATTACCATATAATGATCTCCAAAAATTGAAATTTAAATTCAATGCTCTATAATACAGAAAACCATAAATCGTAGGACATAGCACGTTTCGGACGTTAAGCAGGTGCCAGAGTGAACCAAGCACTATGTGAGATTTATGGTTTTTTCTTTTTCCGAATCCACATTGTTTTTACTGCAATTTTCTTATGGCGTTTTCTAACTTCTTGAACGCAAAAGATTTCATCTCCAATTTCTTTGCGTAGTAAAAACGTTTCACTTCCCGCATCACTTGTCCCAGTGTAGTCAATACTATCAAATGACGAAACAATCTGCGGCAACATCAAAATATCGGCTTTTGTTACCGCTCTTTGCCCACGCTTATTTTCAGCTTTCTCATTTCCGTGTTGCTTTAGAATATGGCGTATACTCGATTCATCAATGCTATGCCGCCAATCGCTTATATCTAATCCAATACTTTCTTTAGCAAGTGTAACTAAGGCAGGATCAACCAAACCAAAATTAGAAAATGACTTATTTCCACCACCGGATAATGAATTATCAAACAACTCATCTAAGTTCATTTTCCCTGTTTTGGTTGTTGAAATAGGATCTATCGGTTCAGCGTCATCTCTCCCAAGATCTTCAAATTCAGGGAATACCGCCTCCGCATAGCAACGACATAAAATAGGCTCCCCCGGATGTCCGTCATCAGGTGGATTATCCCAATCAAATTGTTTACCCTCACGATCAACGTGGTGCGCCCGCTCACGCTCATCAAGCATACCGCGCCAAATATACGACTTCACGCCGATATTTTGCTGGCGCAACTTCGTCAAATGACCGTTTAACTTGCCAATTTGGTCACGAGCAATTAATGTTGCACGTTTCTCGTTGGTGTTAAGGATAGACTTCACATCATCTACCACGCTTTCCCAACGCCAACCACCGCGCACCGCTTGAGTAAAGCGACTACGCAATTTTTCTAACGTCTGCGTAGGAAGGCTTTTTATTAGGCGGATATTTTCCCATTCCGCAATTTTTAACGCATCATCAAGCCAAGGTTCAGTCGTGAAAACATCGACGCTATAAACTGATTTCAGCACTTTGTGAAACTGCTTGCCGTTAAAGTTCTCCGTCTGATGAATATAGCCACGCACAAATTGCGCAATTTCTTTTTCATCAACAAAAATCAATACCGCTTGCAATAATTCAATAAGCCAACGTTCAAGTGTATCAGAAAAACTATCTTGTCGAATATTTGCCTGAAAGTGCGGTCGAATTTCAACGAGTTTTTGATTAACCATCGTATTAATGTTTCTCGCCATACCACGTAAATAACCCACATATTCACGCTCAATTGCGTGAGGAAACAACCACACCTTTGGCTTTCTGTTCTTCTTGATACTTTTCAACATCATCGTCATCTACCTGTGGCAATTTGTCCGCTTGAATGCCAAACTCCCCGGCAATCTGTGTTCGCAATTCTTCTGTGGATAATGCACCCGAATCAACCAAATTAATTAACCGATCAAGCTCAATTTTCGCTGCATCCGCATTCGTTTTACGCACATCGGCTATTTCTTTGTCAGTTGGTGTATTAAGCGACGGGAATTTGATTTTCCAGTTCTCAAACGACTTAATATGCTTTTGAAACATCAATAGTTCAATCAGCTTTTCAAGCACTGGCTTGATTTTATGTTGTTGAATACTTTCGACCAAATCGTAATAGCTTTCAAAATCGCTCTGCCCTGTGGCGTTCATACCTTTAGCTGACTGCCCGAATAAAATCGCCACTGGAATATTCACATCAGCCGAAATCGCTACTTTAAATTCATCAAGCACATCAACAATCCCGCCTAAATCCGCATTGAGAATGTTGTAATCGTCTTCGCTATCAACAGCTACGCCATTTAACAGACTACGCCCACGTTCAACAAGATTGATACGCTCTCGAATAACAGGCTCTAATCCATTATCAATTGCCAACGCAAGCCCTTTCATTTTATGAACCGCTTGCTGTTTGCGTTCAAGAATTAACGAAGCCCACATCAATGATTTTTGATAATCACGAATTTTTGGATAAACCGATCTAACCGCACTACGCCCAATCCAATGTAAGCCATTTTTTAGACGTTCTGGCAATGAATCGCCGCCCATAAATAACAAACGGCTTTCATGGATTTCTACCTGACTATCAAGCGAACCAGCAATCGTACCGATATTTAACCGATAACTGGAATAGCGACCATAATTCGGCTTGGTTGGATCGGAATAGCGATTAGCCGTAGGCGAAATTTGACTTAAATCAAACACTCGCACTTCATCGATACGTGTAATGCGACTTGGCTCTAACGGTTCACTTAATCGCGCACCGTCATCGGTCAATAAAACCATAACCGCACCACCAAAAAACCGCGACCAACGCACCATATCTGCCAATGCTGGCAAAATCTTCAACCGTTCAATCTCATTGCTAATCGCATCATCTTGATCGCCTTGAATTTCAATCGAACGTGAAATCGCCGCATCTGCTGGCATATCGACCACCCGTGCGGCTAAACCACCTAACTCATATAACGTTAAATCAAAAAGTGCGGTTGAATTTGCAGAATTTCTTGCAAAATGATTAATCCCCAAGGCTTCGGCGTAGCCGTCTTGATTAAATGCCATATTAACTTCCTAACCCAATGAAACGCGACAATACATCTTCTTTCGGTGCGAAACACATTACCAACGCATCCGCCTTATTCGGTGACGGAATGCCACGCTTTTTCATATCTTTCTTACTTTCTACTTTTACACGCCCATTACCGTCATAATCCACATAAGGGCGTGCCAATTCTGCTCTTAAATATTCCAAATCCCTTATATCGGAAGAAAGACTAATCATTTCATCAACGGGATATTGCTCTTCATACGTGATCGCCCGATAGGTTTTATAGAAACGATCGCGCAAACGCCACCACGCCTGAGCCTTAATATTGGCGAACATATCTCGATTGGTTTTACCATAAATATATTCTGCATCAGGTTCAAATACCGAGCCTCCAGCATTAAAGCCATTAATACGAATGGATTTATCGTTTAGGCGATGATAGTGCGCTTTTACACCGGCACCCACGCCGATGCTATCGTAAACAATTTCATTTGCGCCAAATTCCAATGCATTAAGCCGAGTTCTGTCTGCACTACCAATCACATCTTCGCCGCGCCATTCATCCATTCGCAACACTACAGAACCATGAACAAAGGCATTAGCATTCGCATCTGAGCCTTCATCCGCCACATCAAAACCAATAATCTTTCGTCCTGCTGCCACAAAGCCTAGTTTTTTATGTGCATCAACCGCGGCATCAATCCACAATGGTTTAATAATAACCTTATCGCTATCAGCTACCGGTTCTCCCTCATAAACATGACGATAAAGCTCGTAATCACGCTCTCGCATCTGCGCCATATCTTCCATTAGCTCTTTCGGAAAATATGGGTTGTCTTGCCAATTCACTAAGACCGATTTACACCGCTCAGGCGGATGAATCACAAAACGTTGATAAGTATCGTCCAGAATGTTTTTCGGGTTGAAACTCACAATAATCTGCGAACCATCTTCACGGATAGTTGGAATCAACACATCCCAGCTTTCTTTTGAAACATTCTCGCCTTCTTCCACCCAAACCACATCAATACCCGTCATTGATTTAATTGAAGTGATGTTGGTTTTCAGCCCAGCAAACGTGAAGCGTGAACCGTTTTTCCCGATAATTTGCGTTTTCTGTACATCAAAAAAGGCTTGCAAGCCAAGCATTTCAATCTGATCTGCCAACATCTGAATCACAGAATCAGAAATCGATTTCTGAATTTCACGACAACACAACACCCGAATCGGTTGAGTATAAGCACGTAACACTAACGCACGGGCAATGCTGAAACTTTTCCCAGAACCACGTCCACCATAGAAAATAATAAAACGCCAAATAGATTCAAAGAGCGGTCGGAATTTCGTGGGAAATTTAAGGTTCTTCTGGTTCATCGCTAAAACTAATGTTGATGACTGCAGGTAACGCATTACCGCCTGAGGTCACATCGACTCTATCTTTAAACATACCAAGATGTTTGCCTAGTAGCTCAAGAGCTTTATTTGCACCTGTCGGTTCAAAAACAAAACATTCGGTATTAACGCTTTGTGCCGTTCCTTCTTGAGCGTTTTTTACCACAGTGGTAATGGTAAGCGGCTTTCTTCCCATACAAATATCACGATACTCTTGCAAGTCCGCAATGATGTTATCTACGGTCAGATTATGGCGTTGTCTGTGCTCTTGTTGAAGCACATCAACCCTTGATCTAATCTTGATCTTATCTAATTCTTTTTTAGCTAATCGGTTTATACTTTCGGGCTTCATATCTTGGCAATCATAACTCTGCCGATACGCTTCACTCGCATTCCCCAGCTCAATATAAAGCTGACAAAACTTTTCTTGTTTAGGCGTTAATCCACGACCAGACGTGGATTTTCCTTTCACGTCTGACATAGGAAATCCTTAAAATAACTTGAATAAAACTTATAAAACCTATAAAATACTTATTAATTAAATGTAATACTTTAGCTATGAAAGAAATCATCTATCAGCCAAAAGCATTAAAACAATTGAGAAAGATTCCAACAAAAGCACATATAATTGAAAAATGTGAGTCGCTTAAAACCTTTCCCGATTGTTCTAATATCAAAGCACTAACCAATCACACTTACGAATATCGTTACCGTGTTGGTGATTATCGTGTTTTCTTTAATATCGTTGGTAATACGATGAATATCGTATCTATTGAAGAGGTTAAAAAAAGAGATGAACGCACTTACTAATATTCAATACATTAATAATGAGCAAGGCGTACCTACTTTTGCTGTTATGCCAATTGACACGCTTAACTGGCTAAAACAAAAAGCGAATTTTTCAGACCCTATTGAAACAGGTATCCCTGAATCTGTTGCAAAATTGGCTTTATTAAACGATTATTCTGCATTGCGTGCTTGGCGTGAACACTTAGGTTTAACCCAAGCGGAAGTGGCAAGCCGCTTAGGCATCTCTCAAGCAGCTTATTCGCAACATGAAAATTCACAGACCTTGCGTAAAAGCACTCGCATTAAAATAGCGACAGCACTTGGCATTAATCCCGCTCAATTAGATTTTTAATCTATTTACCGCCTTTTGCTTGATCAACCCATTTATTAAGATGATCTACTTGGCTTGCGCATTTATCTCGCTCTGCGGTTACCTTAACAAGCTGTATGACTACATCGCCGTATGTTTCCCCAGTAAATGCTGTTTTGACACAAGGTACAGTATAGGCTTGAGGCGGATAAATATATTCTGCTTTAGTCGTGACTTTATTTGTACAAGCGGTCAAGAACAGACTGAGGCAGACGAGTGTTGGCACAAGGCTGTGTCTTAATGATTGTGTTAACTGATTCAACATTTTCTGTTGCTACCCTTTCTATTTCATCATTACGCCGTTGTTGCTCAATAACTGCATTGCGTTCTTGTTGTAATGCAAGGCTTAATGATTTGTTAGCATCTTCTTGTTGCTGGATAGTTTGGGCTTGTGCTTGGTTCTCGGCTTTTAAACTACTTATCTTCTGAGATTGAAACCAAGTCCAACCGCACAAGCCCAAAATCAAACAAAGTGCGGTCAATTTTATGGCAGTTTCAAATCGGCTAAACATAATGCTTTCTCTTTTTCTCGGCGAACCACCAAACCTGCTAATTTTTTACCACTGGCATACACCCATCTAGGAAATTCGCCACAAGCCTTTTCATATTGTTTTGCTCGAAGATATTTAAACATCGTAGATTTACTTACTGCCCCACAACCCACATTAAAAGTGATTGACACCGCAGAATCAAATACCGATTGCGGTAACATCTCGCCATTACCATATTTGTTCACACATCGTTCAGCAATCACAATATCATTCTTCCAACGTTCGGCAATTTCCAAATCTGTGTAACGGTGTTTTGGATTGATTTTCTTACCACCATATTCAGTTGAACCAATTCCAACGGTCAAAACATCCGCAGGGCATTGATATGGATCACGTCTGCAACCCTCGGCATTCCCAATAATTTCAGCACCTACAGGACTTAATCTTAGCTCGCTACCGAACTGAGCATACATTAATCCCATTACCGTAATCACAGAACAAACACCAAGAGCTTTCCTAGTTTTTGTCAAAATCATCATCAAATCCTAAAGACAATCGTTTCATTTTCACACGGTGTATTTCTTCTGCACGCCGTTCTTCATTTTTTCTAACTTTCCCTTCTTGGCATTTAGCATACATATTCACGAGACCACTTATTAAACCTATAACAAGCCCCATAATAGCCAGCCATTCTTGAAATGAATACATTGCCCAGAACGCACCAAAGCCAGACCAAAAAATACTTTGGCTTCCTGCATCTTTTAACATTTTTACACTCCACCCATTTACAGGGCTGATAAAAAAGCCCACGCATTAACGTGAGCTTGTGATATGGCAAAGGCGCAAGGAATCGAACCTCAATTAGCGGTTTTGGAGACCGCTGTCTTACCATTAGACTACGCCCTTATAGATACCCTAGTCACATTACCAACTAGAGGTTATTTAACAAAATAAGCTACTGCAAAAATAATTGCGCTTATACCCCAACAAGTAGTAATAATGAGTGCGGCATTAGCTAATTTATTTCCAACTTTATCTGCTGCTTTTTCTGACATTTTCCCACCTACCTTAACTTGATGTTTTGGTGTATACTTAATCATAAATTCGTTCCTTTAAATCGAGCTTAACAGGAATGAAAAAAGCCGAAGTGTTCCACCACCTCGGCTTTTCTTTTGCATACAAAAAGCCCCGACCGTTTCCGATCAGGGCTAATAAATCATTAACACATTACATTTCCAACACAAACTTCAACGTATCCGTAATCGTTGAAAAAGTAAGCTTCTCTAAATTTTGCTTAATAAGTGTAATCTCAAAAGAGCCATCAATATCCGAGCAGCTCAATGATTTTAATTTTTCCACTCTTGTTTGATATTGTGAAATTTCTTCCACTAAATCGCCAGACAGAATGCCATTAAAGGCTTCACGTGCCAAATTGACACTAAATCCGAATGACTGCGCTAAATAATCCACATCGATTGTAATATCTGCGCCAATAAAACTATCTTTCGGATCTGAAAACTGAATTCTAATATTCATAGAGCCTTTGTAGTTGGCTTCAATCGTATCAGGAATAAGATTACTAACAGTAAATCCTTTCGCTTGCAAAAACGCAATCGCTTCATTCGTCATCAACGAAATAGCATTCTCTTTTTTGCCCTGTAATAGAGCTAAACGCTGCTTAAATAAGGCATCACATTCAGCCTTTAAATCAGCAAGTTGTTTACGTAATTCAAATGACATTCTTTATCCCCTTATAACCGCCTAAAATTAAAGCAATTATAGTACGAAGTGCCACAATAAAAAAGCCCCAAGTCTACCAACTCAGAGCTATCAAATTCATTTGTGCGTTCGCAACGTGCTAAAACCGCACTATAGATAAAATAATACACCTAATAGCTATCCATTTCAAGGATTTTTTGAAACTTTTTTAGGGGAACTCAAAAAATTTAGGGGAAATTTCCCCTTTTATTATAAATCCTCTGCAACAATAGAAAATTTTCGTACGCAACGCCCTAGTACGTTTAAACGCGACAGATCATCAATTTCAAAGCTCGATCCCACGCGCTCATTGAAAGCGCATTGTGCTTAAAGTGGGAATTAGAGCAATAAAAAAGCCCGCGATTGCGGGCTGGGGGGGTGTGTATTGCGTTATTTTTTCTTTCTAGTTTGCTTTTTGGCTTTTCGCTTTTCTTTATTTGCTGCGGCTTTGGCTTGATAGTCTTGCCACCATTGCGGATTGCCTTCAGGATCGCACTTAAGAATTTCAGCTAATCCAACACCAACACTAAAGGATTGAATGCCATCAATATGCTCAGCAAGATCGTGAGAAATTTCCTGCTTTAATGGGTTTAAAATAAAATCGACCCCTTTTATTCTCGCCTGTTTTGCGGCAGGAACGAAGTCCGAGTCACCGGCAATTAGTACGATGACATCAACCAGTTTTTCATAAGAGAGAATGGTAATATCCATTCCCAATTTCACATCAACTGATTTTTGCGTAATTTCATAGTACCAATCATCATTAGTTAGATCTTCCCATTTTTTCTTGCCTTGGCGAAGTGCTTTTAATGTATGCTCGTTCAAACGCCAATCAGTAGATTGTAATCGACCCATTCTAAGTGCGGTCTTTCTATTTTCTTTTAATTTTACGTGAAATTCCGCGCGGAGTTTATTCATCGCCTCAGTCTTGAAGTTTTTATCACGTGGGGTAGTTTCGCCTTTTTCTGGGAAAGGGAGTTTGACTTGCTTATCAAGGGGTGGGCTGTCATAATAATAAATGCGATAAAGCTCTTGGGCTTCTCTTCCACTATGTTGTCCTCGTTCAATTTCGGTATGGAAGCGAACCATTCGCCACATTAAATCAATTAAGTTTTCTGCGGTAATGGTTTTGTTTTTAAAAAATTTTCTCGCAAAGAAACCGACTTTTGCAAAGAAGAAGCCACCATCTATCAATATCGCTGTCTTTTTCATATTTCCCCATAAAGTAAAAACCCATAACAACCGTACAGATAATAAAAATGGTCTGTGAGTTGCTATGGGTTCCGTCTGAATGCATTGAATTATAGGCTTTAATCCTTAATTGTCAATGGTTAATTTTAACTTTTAACGATTATTTTATGCTTTTAATTTTAACTTTTAACGATTATTTTATGCTTTTAATTTTTCTTTAAATCAATAAAAACACCTACCGAAGTAGGCGATTGATTAACATTTAAGCATTTCTAAAATTAGTTGCTTATAGGTATTAATGACGTGTGAAAATGCATCTTTCTCATTTATGGATATGATGAACTGTGGTTTGTCTCGGTGCGCGGTAAATTCAAGCTGTATGCTATTCTCGTTGATATAGATTGCCCTCATTGGGGATATGAATGTGGTTTTCGGGTAAACATTCGGGGCTTTTTCTAACGTCAAAGCCAGTTCAAATTCGATAACCGGTGCGTTTTGTTCAAATTCCGTTTTTAATTGATACCAAGGGCAAGACTTGTGATCATCAATATTTAATACATCGACATAGGGAACTTGTTGATCTTGGTTAAATTCTTTTTTGTAGCTTTTATCGGTTAATCCTAGATCTTCTTCAAGAGCTATCGTAAAGCAATTAATGACAGTGCGGAGCATTTGCGCGTTATGGTGGAGCATTGCTTGGTAGCGGATGTTTTGTTCGCAAAGTTGGGCATAGGTAATCATTCTGTTCTCCTGTTGTTTAGCCAATCTGAACATATTATCTTCCTTTTGTTAAAAAAATAACCAGTACAAAATTTAAGCGAGAAAAATACACTTATTTTGCGTTAGAAGTAGTTTTAAAGATTGATGTGCGGCGTAAAGATAAGATTTTATCATCGGCACACTCACGCCCATTTCCCGCCCTACATTACCTTGCGATAAATTGCTAACATATCTCAGCATAAACACTTGATATAACTCTGGTGTGACGTTGCGCATAATAAGTGTTGCGTCGTGAATGCGCATTGCGGTTTCATCATCCAACATCGGGATGCCGTGATCGGGTGTGGCTTTGCGTAAAAAAGGCTGAATTGCGGGATAGTTAATTCCCACGCCTTCACGCGCCCATTTGCCATAACGGCGAGCAGTTAATTTAATATCTAAGATGTGTTTGGTCTGCATATTATCCCTTTCTTTTTTCTATTAATCGGTATTTTTTGTTAAAAATCTGTTTGATTCGCCGTAAGTCATCGGGGGAATAATGCCGTGGGCGGTTGTCAGCTTCAATTTGTTCGACTTTTTCGCTACCTAGTCTATCTAGCAATCCTAGGCGATATTGCTGTACATTACCGCCATAGTAGCGGTTGCATTTTTTACATTGCCCATGGATATTGAGCGTGTAAAAGCGTAAGTGTGGCGCAGCACTGCGTGAGCGGTAATGCCCAGCATCAAACCCGCCACCGAGCTGCTCTGCCACTAAGGGCGTGCCGCAGGAGATACATTCCTTGCCCACATCGCGCAGGCGGATATATTTATTTACTGCCACTTGCGCTTCCTTGGTCAATTCGTGCTTGGTTTTGTTTTTCTCTTTAAGTGCGGTCATTTTTTTGCGGTTTTCGATTCGCGCCTGTTTGTCTTTTTTCTCGCGTGCCTTGCGGGTCTGTTCGCGCGAAAGTTTAATGGCACATTCCGGCGAACAGACCTTTTGCAAGCTAGAAACGATTTTTATAAAGTAGTTTCCGCACATTTTGCATTTATATTCTTTCGCCATTAGCTAACCACCATATTAAACATTCCCCAAACTGCCACAATCCAAAGCACGATTTTTAACTCTAGAATCTCGTCATCATTTAAGCGTTTCATTTAAAGCCCCCATCTATCGTTAAACCTCACGCCATTTTGCACGCCCCAGCTGGTCACATACTCGATTAGGCTTGCCATTCGAGACACACTCATTTGAGCTGAACTCTCACGAATATTCACAAATTCCCCCTCAAGACCTGGCACAACATCCACTTTTTGATTTGTGGCGATTGCGTGACCCGAAATAAACAACACTTTCCACTGCTCCATTGTGAGCTTACGCCCCATAAATTCCGCCTGATTTGCCACATCTTGGCACATAGCGTGAAACTTGGCGTTTTGCTCAAGATTCCGTGTTATTGGTTGGATTTTGACTACCAACGGCTTTTTATCGTCTGTTGGCAATTCTTTGATAAACTCAACGCAATTCAACCGCACTTGGTTTGAGCGAAGGAAGAATTGTTTTTTAAATTCCATATCCACCGCACTTTTTAACAAAATCAAGGCTTACTGAACGTGTGACAAAATCTTCCATTGTTGGATCAAAGACTACGACCATTTGCCCTTTGCTATTCCCCTTGATTTCTTTTCCTGTTACAGGGTTGATAAATGCAATTCGACCACCTGTAATATCAATCACTTCATTTGCCACGCCTTGAATATGGTTTTGATACCATTGAGTAGATTTATCATTGTTGAGTAACATCACGACTAAATAACCAGCATCACATAATTCTTTCGCACGTTGTAGATATGGTGTAACGTTGGAATAAGGTGGATTCACATAGATTCTTAACGGATCCGAACAACGTTCTGCGACTTCATCCAACAATACATCTAACATTTGCTCAATCGGCATTAGAAAGTCATCTGCGATTGATTGATGCTCATCATTATCTGAGTTAGATTCGCCGATATAGTGACATGTCAAGGCGTTGTTGGCTGTTGCACAACCATCAAGATCGAACAACCCGAAACGTTGAGATAGCCATTCAAAGACATAGCGCGGTGTTTGCCATGTATCTTTATCAAATTGTTGTTCTGTCATTGCAATGCCCCTTTCATCATTGCCATCAAGCTATCTCGAGCTTTATCAGCCTTCGCTTTATCGTAAAAACTTGGCTTTGCTGGAATCATCTTCGGAATATCCTCAAAAGGAAAATTCGACCGCACTTTTTCCGCCGCTTCTGTGAGTAATTTCGGAATAGTTTTCAACGTGTCCTCTTCCGATTTTTTCTTGCACTTTTCGTACAGATTTTTAAGCAACCAAAATTCCACTTTTGAACGATATTGAAATTCATCCCGATTGAATCTGGCATAGCCTAAGAAAGTGTTATAACGTTGGTATAATTCCGCTTCGTTCGGTAAACCCAGTGCGTGATAGTCGTAGGCTTTGCACCAATAAACAAACAACCCTACGCTAGGTAAAAATTTATCAAGCGATTTTTCCGCTTCACAAAGCCCCTTCTCCAACTGAGGTCTCGTAATTTTTTCTCGTACCAACACACGCAACCAAGTTTTTTTAGCAGAGAGATAATCCGCTTCGGTTTCAAAGGCTGCACGCCAACCAGGAAAAATTGATTTAAGCTCGTTAAAAAGCCAGTTAATCGTCTCTTCCGCACGCTGTGCTCGTTCTCGCGGGAGCGTGTTAATTTGGTCTTGTGTTATGGAATTTGCCATTGCGTACCGTCCACTGTGAAATTCATTCCTGCAGACCAGCCTGTCTGCGTATCGTCAAATTTGGGTTTGTTTGGGTGTGATTGCCCTAAGTGCGGTAAATTTTGTCGCAGTTTCTCATCACGCCAATCCCACGATGCGTTAAATCCCTGCCAGTTGCGTTCGATGCAAATCTCCACCGCTTCACAAATCGAAATTCCCGCCTTGTCCGCTTGTTTTTGCAGACGGTTGAGTTGCGTTTGGTTAATTACGCCCTTTTTGGCTTTGCGGTGTGCGATAAAATCTTTCGCCAGTTGTCCGGTAATACCGAACTGCTCAAGCAAAATTTCGGATTCGCTTTTTTGCGTAGTTTTTTTAGGTTCATTGACTGGTTCTAAAGAGTGACTGGTTCTGGGTGAAATATTTTCACTACCCCCTAGTGCAAAATTTTCACTACCTAGTGAAATATTTTCACTACCCAGTGCAAAATTTTCACTACCTTGTTCAAGGTGTAAAAAGTATAAATTTGAGATGGAACCATCTTTATTTTTACGTTCTTTTTTGCTTACTAATCCCATTTTGATTAAATATTCAATGTGATTGATTGCACTACGTCGGGTCATCTCGCATTTATCGGCAATGTATTGATAACTTGGGAAACAAATTCCATCATCATTGGCATTATCTGCTAGTTTTAAAAGCACAAGTTTTCTAGCAGGATTGCCAACCTCACAATTCATTGCTTGAACCATTAATCGCATACTCATAGCATCAACTCCGAAGCATAACGTGACGCAATAAATTCAATGCCTTTGCTTGTTACACGTGTCTGAGTGTAATTGTGACCGTGTTCGGCAGTACCTGTTTTAACCGTAAAAAGATCTTTGGTGTGTGCCGATTGATATGGCAAAAGCACGCCTGATTGACGATACAAATATTTATCTTCCACCAAGCGATTGACTAATGCGCGTTCAGGCATTTTTAAAATCTTCGCCGTCTCACGAAATGATTTACTCGTCCCTACTTCCACATAGTGATCAACAAAAGCGACTTTAGGTGCATTACGCTCTTTTTCTGCTTGTAACTGAGCGGCTAACATCAACGCCTCAGAAAAAGATTGCGGAATAAGTGCGGTTGGTTTTTGTTGATTTTCCAACGCTTGCCAGCGATCGACCACAGCGGCGGTAAATTCGGGCGATAAGCGAGCGACAATTACAAGGGTGTCTCGCTTATCTGAAAAAAATTCAAAATAACGTTGATTATTCTGCGGATGAATGTAGGAATGGGGTATCGTATTTTTTAGGAGACCCCTTTCAATCAATTCACGCACTAATTTCAATACGTTATCGTGACGCTTCTCGCACAACTCCGCAATTTCTCGACTACTCATCGTCAAAGTACTTGCGTTTTCTTTCGTAATCGTTAATAATTGATTCATCTGTATATTCCTTAGTGAATTAGCCACGAAATTTCCTCGTGGCTTTTTTTATTTCTTGTGTAACACAATCGCACATTCAATCGAATGTTGCGTCGCTGCCAAATGTTTACTCAATGCTTGACGGATTTTGTCTTCTTCTTGCGAAGTGATTTCGCCGTCTTCTAACGCCGTTTCTAATGCAGCAAATAACAAGCCTCGTGCGGAAAGCTCGTGCAGTTGTAAATTGGCAAGCTCAACCTTGTCTAATTCATCCTCTGCCACATCAGGCACAAAACGACCACCAGCCAAACGACATAGTTCATCAATAAATTGCGTGCAGCCATATTCTTGCTGAATCGCAATTAATTCTTCATTTTTGAATCGCTGACCCTTTGTTTGATAAAGACGATTGTTCAATTCGCTTTCAGTAAAACCTAAAAATCCTGCAACCGCACTTTTCCCACCTGGAATCTGCTCAATCATCTCTATAATGGTTTGTTTCATTGCCATAATTCCTTTCCCCTTTTTGTGGTTTTCTTTTTCCGTGGAAGATTTAGACTTTTTTCAAGATTTTGAATAAAGATTCGAGTCGACTTTTAACTTCCCCTTAGTTAGGTATTGCAATTTATATGCATTTTTTTCAGGGATTACCTTTCCCCATTGGGAAATAGCGGCTGGACTAATATTCAACACTCTGGCAAGTTTTCTAGAGTTGCCAAAGAATTCAATAACATCATCTTTAAACATAAGATTCCTTAAATGAAAATTAAGATTACTTTAAATTTTATCATTAAAGGAATTTTAACGCAACAAAGGTTAAGATCGCTTAACAAAACAAGGAGTAATCAATGCACAATGAAACAATTGGAGAGCGCATTAAGCGTAGAAGAACAGAGTTAAAACTGACACAAAAAGAGTTAGCTAATGCAATTAAAGGCGTCTCAAATGTGGCAATATCCCAATGGGAGTCAGATACTACAAAGCCAAATTCTGAAAATATCTTAGATCTATCAACCGTATTGCAATGTGATATTAGTTGGTTATTGCGTGGTAATGGGCAGTCAAATGTATTACCAGCAAGTATTGGTGGAAATAAAATCCCCTTAATTAGCTATATTCAAGCTGGAAAATGGTCGGGAATATCATCTCTTAAAGAAAGTTGTGGTGATTTTGATTATGTCTTTACAGATCTTGATGTTTCTGAAAATGCTTTTGCGCTTTCTATAATTGGGGATTCTATGGAGCCTGAATTTAAAGAGGAAGATGTCATTATTATTGATCCACAGGTGCAACCTGTTGCAGGAGAATTTGTCGTTGCAATTAATGGAGATTATGAAGCAACCTTTAAAAAATATCGCCCCCTAGAAATAGATGAATATGGTCGAACTCAATTTGAATTAATTCCTTTAAATTCAGATTACCCTAAAATGTCTAGCTTAAAGCAACAAATATCAATTATAGGAACGATGGTGGAGCATCGAATTTACAGAAGAAAGAGATAAGTTATGGGCAAGGGGATGATTGAAAAAATGAAAACATTGAGTTTAACTTCTAATAGACAAAGAAAAGATTCAACGATAAAAGTTATAAAGAAACGAAGAATTCCTAAAGTGTTATTGAATGAAATAAATGAATATGCTCCACCAATTCAAAAAGAAATAATAATTCCTAAAGAGATAAAAGATAAAGCTCTTACTAAGATAAAAAGAATATATATAAAATCATTCCGCGGGTTAAAAGAAATTGACTTATCTATTGCGGATAACATTACATTAATCGCTGGTAGAAATGGAACTTGTAAATCAACAATACTAGGGATTATTGCACAATGTTTTTCTTTTAATAAAGATTACTCTCAGGTAGATGAACAAGGAAAATTCTTAAACATTCCATATAAAACATTAACAGGAAAAAAGTTTATATCCTATGCAACGGAACATTTTAGATTATCTGAAAAGTATGATCTTACAGGCACAATGGATATTAACATTGAAGTCTATGATGCAATTAATCAGCTTTATCTAGATAAATTACAGTTACGCCTAACTCAAGAGACGAATAAAAATGGGCAGCTGGTTCCACGTTCTAGACTTAGAAATAACCAAGATACTGACAGAGCGGTAACTCACCCAGTAATTTATCTTGGATTGAAAAGAATGTTTCCTATTTCAGAAAGAAAATATGAAGAAAAAGAAAATGAAAAATTTATTCAGGACAACATCAAAGATTTTTTGAAAGATAATAACAATATACTTGCCAAAAGATCTTCTCAAGTAACTACAACCTTGGGTATAGTAAATTCTATTGTAGCTCATTCTGACAGTTATGATCATCAATCGGTATCAGTGGGAGAAGATAACATTGGCCAGATATTGCAAGCAATTTACTCGTTTAAGAAATTAAAACAGGACATGGGAGATAATTATAAAGGAGGGATTATTTTAATTGATGAACTAGATTCAGCTCTTTTCTGCGCGGTACAAATTAGGCTACTTAACTTACTAGAAAAATACTCGAAAGAACTGCAATTACAGGTAATTATTACATCTCATTCCATTGAGATAATGGAGCGACTTTACAAATCAAGTAAAAGGAAAGAGCAAGAAAATAATTTCAAGGTTCATTATCTAACAAATGCGTATGGAAGAATAAAACTGCTTTCAGATATAGATAAAATGAAAGCGGATATACAAGACTGCATTCCAGATGAATATCTTTCGCCAAAAGGTATAAATGTTTATACCGAAGATCAAGAGGCAAGAGATTTTTTACATAAATTATGTAATGATAGTACCATTAAAAAACAACTTAATATACTTGACGACATATATATAGGCTGTAAAAACTACAAACAATTTATCAAAAATAATATTCCAGAGTTTACGAAAAAATCACTTATTATTCTTGATGGAGATAATCGCACAGATGAATATCTCATCAACAATACAAATGTAGTATGCTTGCCAACAGAACTCCCCCCCGATCAGTTACTATTCGAGTACTTACTAAATAAAGATGAAGAAGATTCGTTTTGGGAAATGAATGAAATACCCAAATCAACGATCATCTCATTGCAGACTTCATTAGATATCACAACAAGGTTAGATATTAATACCGGGGAAAAATTTGATTTAGTTCAAGTCATTAATGAATATAGAGGATCCGATGTAGTAAAAGAAAAGCCTCCGCTTAGAAAGCTATTTAAGAAATGGTATCAATCTCCAGAAATCCAGCATCTTATCAAAAATAAGTCACTATACGAAAACTGGCTGCAAAATAATCCACAATATGTGACATCCTTTCTGAATTCTCTCCAAACCGCACTTCAATACACTCAAAAATACGCATAAATCAAAGCCACAAAGTGGCTTTTGGGCTATGCAATTAAGTTTACTTAAATAAAATAATAAAAAAATCTTAAATTTTTGTTGCTTATGTATTTAAGATAACTTAAAATCAATGTCGTCAAAACGAGATACATATAACCAACATCTCAACGCTCTTTAAAAATTGTGATGAAAAAAAAGCCCCGATAAACAGGGCTAGGTTACTAAGATTCATAAATTGGTGTATTGCGATTAGTGTCCATAACAAGATGAATGCAATGTAGGCAGTTCTGTTTGGTTGTATAACCTTCACTAACGGCAATGATTTCGTGATTAGCGGCTTTTAGTCGCCAATACCACTGATTATTTACACCCTGAAATATCTGAAAATACATAGAGGTAGTTCCTTATGCAAGAAGAAATGAAACGCTATGCAATTTCTTATCACTTCGACGGCAAAAGGTGGGCGACAGATGTTTACGCCCATTCATTCGAAGAAGCGGAAGAAAAGCTAAAAGCAATGTCCCAAGGTACTGTTGACGGCGAGATTCACCTTTCAGTTTACATTCCTGAAAATCCGCTATCGAAAGTATCAAGGTTGATTACAAGAATAGCTAAAAAGTTTATGTAAGTCAGTGACTTTCATCACAAATTTTAAACAATTTGGTTAAAGAAACTCACTCGGCGGAAGCGCAGACGGAAGCCCAACGGTGCTAAGCGGTCGTTAGATTGAAAGCCCTAACCTACTTAGTTAAGAGTGAGTTTTAAAGTCTGCCCATGCAAAGCCAGTGAAAAACGGTGCAGTTGCCGAAAGTGGAGCTCAAGCAGGCGAATATCCCAATGTGGATATTTCAAAACACATTTGCTAGTACAGAGACACAACGGCACGTGAAACCGTTGCGAATGATAGATGAAGTGTGTTTTGAAATGGTAACAATAAAACAAACGAGGTTAAAAATGGAAGAAAAACGCTATTCAAAGGCTGGCAGTGTTACCAGCAACACCATAACTGAAATTCAAAAAGAACATATTCTCGCTTGTATTTTGAAAGCGATTGAAAACGGCGCTTATTATCCCGGTTTAGAGGAGCGAGCATGCCAAGCAATTTCTTATATAAATCGATTTAGTGACACCCAAACAAAAGAAGAGCTAATTGATAATAAAACTGGTGAAGTTTACATGTTAGTTAGACCATAGGTCACTAATTTTATTTAACGCTCTCATAGTTGCAAAGTCATTATTTGAGCAATCAAACACGCCAAGACGATCATCATTATCTATAAATTGAAGCAAATAATCCCGACATTGCTCTGCCGTATGTGTTCTTGAACGAATATACCAGACCGATTCAAATAGCTTCGCATAAGTTCCGTAGGATTTAATTGCATCAATTAATGTTTTGTAGTCGCGTTGATTTTTTAAATCATAAGTAATAATGAGGTTTGCCATAACTTAATCCTTAGTGTGTTGTGAGAGATTAAAGTATATTCCTTAGTGTTGTGAGAGACAATAAGGACTTGAAGCCTTACAAGTATAAAGAAAGGCACCCTATTCTAGACAAAATCAGCATAGACTGATTGACTACTCCACTGACAGCCTGAAAAGTGCGGTCTTTTTTAAATATTTGACACCGCCCCCACTTCAGATTAAGATGCCCACATCCAAGCCGTCAAAAACGGCTTTTTTTGTATCTAAAGGATAAGACATGGCAAATGATATAATCGTTGTACAAGGCGTTGAAATCAAAGTAACCCAACGGGAGAACGAAGATTACATCAGCCTTACTGATATGTGTAAAGCGTTTGGTGATGGCGACCAGCTCATTAAGAACTGGTTACAAAACAAAAATACCATTGAGTTTTTACAGGTTTGGGAAGAGCTAAACAATCCGAATTTTAATTTGGTGGAATTACACCAAATTAAAAATAACGTTGGGTTAAATCGGTTTGTAATGTCAGTAAAAAAATGGTCTACAACAAATGCTATCGGCTTGATTGCTAAAACAGGTCGCTACGGCAGCGGCACTTACGCGCATAAAGATATTGCCCTTGAATTTGGCTCTTGGTTAAGCCCCGAGTTTAAACTCTATCTCATCAAAGAGTTCCAACGCTTAAAACAAAAAGAAGCCGAAGAAAACAAACTGGAGTGGAATATCAAACGCATTCTCACCAAAGCCAACTATCGCATACACACAGACGCTATTAAAGCGCACCTTATCCCACAATTACTCAACACAAAGCAACATCAATTTGTGTATGCCACTGAAGCAGATATTTTAAATCAAGCCTTATTTGGACAAACGGCTAAACAATGGAAAGATGCAAACCCTGAATTAAAAGGCAATATGCGTGAACACGCAACCATTGAACAGCTAACTGTATTAGCAAGCTTAGAAAGTCAGAATGCGTTGCTTATTCAACAAGGCATTTCTCAAGAAGAACGCCTTGCGATATTAAATCGCCTTGCCATTCAACAAATGAACTCACTACTACAAACAAATGTACTGGAACAACTAAAAGAAAAACCGTTGCTTCAAGAATAAAAAGATTATTGACACCCCCACTCACTTCGGATTAAGATACCCCCACTTTCAACAGAAAGTCGATAGCCACAATTAAGTGGCTTTTTTTGTATCTAAATTAAGGTTGCGGTATGTTTAAAAAGTTATTTTCTTATTTTTTTCAAAATAACAATGATAAAATTAAACTAGAAAAAGAGATTGAAGCCTTTAAAGCTCAAATAACCATCCCTGCTGATCCTAAAGACATCATTAAGTTTGAAAAGCAATTAAAGCTAAGAATAGAAAATGCTTTATCTCGGTATGATTTTATAAAAAAAGAGAAAATATCATTTCTTGCTAGTGAGTTGGTTAATGATAATTTCAAATATAGCAAAGACATTCTATCTTTAGAAGAAAAACGGACATTAAGACTAAATACCAGAGCTAAATATACAAGAAGTTTTGTAGAATGTTTTTCCAATATAGAACAACTAAATTTTGATCCTAAATTCTTTTGCCAAAATCTGATATACACTGAGCGAACTATATTATTTTCTTTAAATGATATTGATAGGCTTAAAAAAAGTAAATTTGTTAAACAAGTTATTTTTGAAAAACAAATTATTTCAGAAGGAAGAGAAGAATGGGTTAAGAATGAGTATAGCCTTGATGAAATACCTGATTTTGAACTTGTAGATTATACAAGGGAAAGAGTTCTATTTTTCATTTTGTCTAATATAGACCTTGACAACACCGCTCATATCGGATTATGATTACCGCACTTACACAAAACCAATAGCGGTATCCCGCACCCGATAGCATAGCGGTTTTTTTATGCCTATAAATCTGATCTACAGATCTGTAGAACACTATGATCGGGTCGAGAGAGCGATATACAATACACTTGAATAAGCTCCAGCCGACTATTGGCGGTGTAAGTGAAGCCCGATCACCCTACTTACAGTGTTCGGATTATCAACTTAATCCAATAGGTATAAAAAGATGTCAAATCTAACCATTCTTAAAACTGCAATTCGTACTTTTGAAAACCTTTACTCATTAAACGATCTTCACATTGCTAGTGGTGCTGAAGCAAAACATCAGCCTTCATTATTTATTCGCCTTGATGCCACTCAAGAATTGATTTCTGAAATTCAAAAAGAAACCGACAAAGAAAATATCCTGCAATCATTCCGTAGCGGTGTAAATCGCGGCACTTACGCCTGCGAAGAACTTGTAATCGCCTACGCAATGTGGATTTCCCCGAAATTCCACTTGATCGTATTACGTGCGTTCTTAGCAATGCACCGCAACCAACCGCAACAAAAAACCACCGTCGATGACCGCACTGGCTTACGCAATGCCGTCAGCTTCTTAGTGAATAAAAAAGGGCTCATCTATTCTGAAGTTTATCAACTGATTCATCAACAATTTGGCGTCGAACACATTGATGAACTTTCTCAAGAACAACTTTCTCAAGCCATTAAATACATTCACTTTCTTACCCTAAATCTTGATGGTTTATTTAAAAAAGGCGAAGAAGTTATTATCCCTGAATATATTTTCGATGCCATTATGAAACATGCAAAACTGGCTCAAAAACTGGCAGAGAAAGTTATTTGCTATCAAGAAAAACAATTTGCTTTACTCGGCATAGCTCGCCATTACCGAAGCAACGAGCTTACCAGCCGTGCAAACAGCCTACTTAGTGAATTTTCTTATTTTTTACACGAGGGCGAAAAACTGCTCGCACAACAAATAGAAAATCCATCACTAACGCAAATTAAAAAAATATCTTTTAACGCGTAAAACACCACAAAATCCGACCGCACTTTTTTAAGCCTGCGGCGGATTCTCACACCCCAAATTCAACAAATCGACTAAAAAGGAAACAAAATGAGCTTACTTATCAGCACACTTGTGGCATTTATTACAGCCATCATCACGTCTTTGATTTTATATCGTTTAAAAAGTCACGTAGCGCAGAAAGACAATTCAGACGATTTGCATCGCTTAAAGATTGATTCTCTTCATACTCAGCTTCAATCTCAAGAAACTGCTGGCGAAAACCTTCATACCGAATGTAAAGGCGCACCGCTAAATCAGCCAACGCATCGACCCGAGCCTGATTCGATTCAAACGACTGATGAACCAAAAGGCTCGCCGCCATATTCCAAGCATCAATAAACTCAAATCGCTTTTCCATTTTATTCTTCCCTATTGAGTGGATGGAAAAGTCAATATACCACGTAATCAGATGTATCTAAAAAAGGAAAACAAAAATGCAAAAATTTACTGATGTATTCACGGAAATTATTCCATTTCTTTGTAAAACAGCCATCGCCTTTGCCATCGCTTTTTTAATTGGCGGTATAGCTCACTGTTTTGTCGATGAACCCACCGATTGGCACGATAACGAACTCAGCGAACAAATCCAACAAGAGGCACGTGCGAAAGCCAAAGCGCAATGGCGTGAAGAAAACGGCATCTATCAAGCGAATCTTACCCCACAAGTTAATGCTGATATGTATCGTTATGTTGAGCAAAAACAAGCAGAAATTAACCGCACTTTAGGAGAAAAGCAATGAAACCCTCCGATGATTACTACTATCAACTTGATGCCGCACACCAACGTAAAGTGGATTGGCAAGCAGGTTATGAAATCGCCTTAGATGAAGTCGCCACGGAAATTGACAATGATTTACAACAAGGCGACCAAACGCATTATCACGAACTCACGGAAATGCTGTGTGATAACGATAATTTCTGGCTTGCTATTGGTAGCGGTGCAAGTTATGAGCCTTATAGACAAGAGGCGATTAAGAAAATTGCCGAGCGTGAATTGCACGCAAGAATGAATGATTATGACCCAGATTAATGGAGGGGCGAGATGACAAACCAAGTCCAACATCAACAAAATAAACAGCCACCTGCGCTTAAAACATTTTTTGAAAGTGCGAATGTGCAAAATAAGATTAAGGAACTTGTTGGCAAAAATGCGGCAACCTTTGCAACAAGTGTTATGCAAATTGCCAACAGCAATTCAATGCTTAAAACTGCCGATCCAATGAGCATTTTTAACGCGGCTTGTATGGCGGCGACATTGAATTTGCCACTACAAAATGGCTTAGGCTTTGCCTACATCGTCCCTTTCAGAAACAACAAAGAAAAGAAAACCGAAGCACAATTCCAAATTGGTTATAAAGGTTTTATCCAACTGGCACAACGTAGTGGTCAATTTAAACGCTTAGTCGCATTGCCTGTGTACAAAAAGCAACTTATCAAAAAAGATTTCATCAATGGTTTTGAGTTCGATTGGGAGCAAGAACCCGAGCAAAACGAAAATCCAATCGGCTATTACGCCTATTTTAAACTAGTAAACGATTTTTCAGCCGAACTCTATATGAGCCACGATGACATCGTCAAACACGCTCAACGCTACAGCCAAACATTCAAAAAAGGCTATGGCGTATGGCACGATAACTTCGAGGCAATGGCATTAAAAACCGTAACTAAGTTATTGCTATCAAAACAAGCTCCACTCTCTGTTGAAATGCAACAAGCCGTATTAGCCGACCAAGCCGTTGTGAAAGATGTAGAAAATCAAGAGTTCAACTACACCGACAATATTCAAGAAGCGGAATTTTTAGCGGTTGTTGATGAAGCCACATTCGAACAATGCAAACAAAGCATTGCTAACGGCGAAACCACCCTACAAGAGCTTTGTGATAGTGGGGCTTATGAATTTAGCCAAGAGCAGATTGCGGAGTTGGAGGCGATTGAGAATGGAAATGTACCAACTCAAAGCTAAATGCTCTGGCTTGGCTGATTTAATGGTAAAGCCTAAAAGCGGTAATGGAATATCTGCTACAGCAAAAAGTGCGGTGAGAAAGATAGTGAAATTTGATTTATTCGGTTATCGAGATTTTGAGGGGAATAAATACACCGAGAAAGGTATCGCACTGGAAGAACAAGCCATTAAATTAAGCGGTCGTAAACGTGGCTTACCCCTTAAAAAGAACACGGAAAGACGCGAAAACGATTGGATTACAGGCGAGTGCGATATTTATGTGCCAAGTCGAAAATTAATCATAGACACTAAATGTTCTTGGGATATTGGCTCACACCCTTTTTTTGCTGATGAGGCAAAAGAAAAAGCCAAAAAAGCGGGGTATGACGCACAAATGCAAGGCTATATGTGGTTATGGGATTGTAGTGAGGCGCAAATTGATTTTGTCCTCCTCCCCACTCCTTATGACCAATTATCAAGCTATGACGACCCAAACAGATACATTGACTTGGTTGAGCAAATCCCCCAAGAAAAACGTATCACGACGGTCACAATTAAACGTGATGAGAAAGTCATTGAGAAAATCAAAGAGCGGGTAGAAATTGCTCAAGAATATTATCAACAACTTATACAGGAGATGCGCTAATGGCACGTAATACCAACACCGTGATATTAGTCGGTCATTTAGGCAGTGACCCAGAAATCCGCCAATTCCAAAATGGCGGGCAAATTGCCACATTTAATCTTGCTATCGGCGATGATTACCGAGATAAACAAGGTAATACAGTTAAACGTACGCATTGGATACCCATTGTGGTACACGGCAACTCTGCTGATGTAGCAAGACAATATCTGCAAAAAGGCTCAAAAATCTGCGTAACAGGAAAACTAGTACAGGAAAGCTGGCAAGACCAAAACGGCAATAACCGCACCGCACTTAAAGTAGCGACACAATCCTTTGAAATGCTAGACAGCAAGGCAAACAATGAAACACAACAGCCAAGCAAAGACAAAGAAAAACCCGACCCATTAAGCGCAGCGGCAGAACAAGATGGGTTTAATGATGATATTCCGTTTTGAGTTACACCACAAGCCACTAACCAATAGTGGCTTTTTTATTATCTAAATTTGAGAGACAAAAATGGCTGAAGAAAACAAAGAAATTATTGCTTATAAAGGGTTTAACCAAGACTGGGCTTGTCGAGGTTATCAGTATGAGATAGGCAAAACGTATGAGCATAAAGGTAATGTTAAGGCTTGTGAGAGTGGATTCCACGCCTGCGAATACCCGCTTGATGTGCTTAGCTATTACAGTCCAGCGGTAAGTAAATTTGCTGTAGTTAAAATGAGCGGCGAAACATCAAAAGATAGTGATGATACAAAAATTGCATCTGCAAAAATCACGATCGAAACCGAAATTAACTTACCGGAAATGATAAAAAAAGCCGTTGAATGGATAAAAGGTAAAGTTGATTGGGATGCTGCCAAGGTGTCCAATACAGGCGATCAGTCGGCAGCGACTAATACAGGCTATCGGTCGGTAGCGACTAATACAGGCGATCAGTCGGCAGCGACTAATACAGGCGATCGGTCGGCAGCGACTAATACAGGCTATTGGTCGGCAGCGACTAATACAGGCTATCGGTCGGCAGCGACTAATACAGGCGATCAGTCGGTAGCGGAAGTATCTGGCAAGCAATCTATAGCTGTTGCGCTTGGTTGGCAATCTAAAGCTAAGGCGAGTATTAATGGTGCTATTGTTTGTGTATATCGCAATCATGATGGCGAGCTAATCCATATCAAAGCATCAAAAGTCGGTGAAAATAACATCAAAGCTGATACTTGGTACACGTTAGATGAATTTGGTGAGTTTGTTGAGGTTAAAGATGACTAAAAACCATATAGAGAACCTGTCTATGGTAGTGATAGATTCGTGGTTGAAGAACACTACTACGAAGATGATGCTTAAAATCTGCCGCTATTAATTAGCGGCTTTTTATTTATGAGGAATAATAAAAATGTACTGGTTCAGAAATGCAATTATTTACCAATTAACAAAACAAATAGACTTTGAGAATATCGAAAAACAACTCAAAGAATGTGAATTTACTCCGTGTGGTTCAGCAGATGTTAGCCATTTCGGTTGGTCTGCTCCGCTCGTCACCAGCGAAAATTTAGCACATCAAGCGAACGGAAAAATCTTACTTGTAGCTAAACGAGAAGAGAAGATTTTGCCTGTGGAAGTTGTGAATCGTGAACTCAATAAACGAATCACTGCACTTGAAGAAAAAGAACAGCGAAAATTAAAGAAAGTAGAACGATCATCTTTAAAAGATGACGTGATAGCTACTCTACTTCCGCAAGCATTTTCTCGCATCAAAACGACCGCACTTTACATCGACACGTTGAAACAACTTATCTTTGTTGATGCAGCATCAAGTAAAACAGCTGAGGATGCACTCGCACTTTTGCGCAAATCGCTAGGTAGTTTGCTAGTAGTACCGTTGGCGTTTAACTGTGCGCCGTGTGAAGTAATGACAAGATGGGTTACAGATACTGCACCTGATTGGCTAATCTTGCGTAAGGAAGTGGAAATCCGCGAAAAAGAAGATCTTGGCGTTATTCACTGCAAGCAAAAAGATGTTGAAGACGAGGAAATTATTGAGCTTGTTCAAAATGGCTTGATCTCTAAACTCGCGCTTGAGTGGGAAAACAACCTTAAATTCGTATTAATCGAAGATGGCACGCTGAAACGCCTGAAATTTGACGACAATATCACCGAGCAGAACGATGATATTGTAAAAGAAGATGTAACTGCTCGTTTTGATGTAGACTTTGTCTTAATGGCGAGCGTGCTTGGTAAAACAGTGGATAGCCTAATAAAAGAATTTGGCGGGATTAGGGATAGATTATGAGATTACTTAAACGGCTAGCTGAAAAAGTCCTGATAGACGATCTTAGACGATTGGATAAACATATTGATAAATCTATCGAACTCCATGAATTGAAGCTACGAAAATTGGGTGAATTAATTGAAAGTTTGAAAGCTGAAAATAATCAACTAAAACGAGAAAATGCGAAACTTGAAACTGAGCTTAGAGCGATAAAACAAGAACGTATTTTTAGTAAACGTAAAAAGAAAAGCAAACGAAAATGAATGAAATTAACATCAAAATCCCCTTACATAAATTCCAAGATTTAATGATTAGTCACGTCCGATACAGCTTGCCACGACATACTTATATCGTTAGCGAAACTATTCACGATGTTAAAACCTACTGGAGCGTGTTAAGCAGTAACACTCGAGAGGTAATTACGCGCGATATTAATGAGCATCTGAAACGCTGGGCAAGCGACCGAAATAACGCATTCCACAAACTTGACTACGATTCGTGGGAGGAACTATTTGACTGGATAAATGAAAACCGCAGTAGCCCATCAACAACAGCTACAACAGCAAAACCGATTGTGCCTGTGTTGCCTGTGATTAATCCAAAACAGAGGAAAAAATAACCGCACTATGTTTACCTACGGTTCAATCTGTTCAGGGATTGAAGCGGTAAGCGTGGCATGGAAAGGCTTAAGTAAACCGCTGTGGTTTAGCGAAATTGAGCCTTTTCCTTGCGCCGTGCTTGCTTATCATTATCCCAACATCCCAAATCTTGGTGATATGACCACCTTACCCGAAAAAATCTTAAACCGTGAAATTCCTGCGCCTGATGTGCTTGTTGGTGGTACTCCTTGTCAAGCATTTTCTGTCGCCGGGTTGCGAAACTCGCTAGATGATGAGCGAGGAAATCTCACTTTAACTTTGATACACATATTAGAGGCTATTGATTATGTTAGATTCCAAGATGATAAACCGCCGTGCATTCTGCTGTGGGAAAACGTACCAGGTGTCCTATCCACCAAGGACAACGCATTCGGACACTTTTTGGCTGGATTGGCTCAAGAGCGTGAGCCATTGCAACCAACAGGGGGAAAATGGTCAAACGCTGGTTATGTGCATTCGTCCCGAACTATCGCGTGGCGCATCCTCGATGCTCAATACTTCGGACTCGCCCAACGACGCAAGCGCGTGTTCCTTGTGGCAAGTGCTAGAGAAAGAAGCGTCGCCCAAATACTTTTTGAGCGCAAAAGCTTGCAAGGGTATTCTCAATCGTGCGGAAAAACGCAACAAGGTTTTACCTGCTACGCTGAGGGAAGCTTTGGAACGTATCGCCAATCCGTATTGGGGGGGCTAGTAAAAGCTAGTGGTGGGGCGCTTGGTGGTGGCTCTGAAACTATTGTAGTACATGGTACGCAAGACCCGATTATTTCCACATCAACTGCCCACTGCCTAGGGCGCAATAATGGGCAGGAAAATGTTTTGTTCGATATTTCAGACCGACGCGATGTTGTGCGCATACAAAAGGACGGCACTACGCCAACACTTACCGCAAGAATGGGGACAGGTGGGAATAACATTCCATGCATGAGCATCAACCAAAACATTCGCAAACTTACCCCTTCAGAATGCGAAAAATTACAAGGTTTTCCTCCAGGCTACACGCAAATCCCATATCGAAACAAAAAAGTCAAAGATTGCCCAGATAGCCCACGCTATAAAGCTATCGGCAATAGTATGGCTGTACCGGTTATTAAGTGGATCGGGGAAAGAATGATTAATTATTTAAACAAATAAATCCAATAGGCGTTCCAAGTGAGCGCCTTTTGTTTTAAGGAGATAAAAATGAGAGATGAAAAATATTTTTCGGTCGATGTATCAAATGATATCCATATAGTTAAATTACATAAAACACTAAAGCAAGCAAAAGAGAGTTGTTTGGCTGATGCTACTGATGCACATGAGTTCGCAGAAGATATGGATGACTATGAATATTATGAGGATAATGATTTACCGTATGCAATTTATGGGAAAGTTTTAGGTAAAGCTAAATGTAAAAGCAAAAAGTTAAGCGAAGAAGAGAAAGATGAGTATTGTACCGATCTTGACTATGTGCTTGAAAGACCAGAAATTGTTGATTATCCGACAGATAATGGCTGGATTAAGTGTTCTGAACGGTTGCCTGAACCTAATACAAGAGTTTTGATTTGTAGCCGAGACAAAGAAGTCGGGGTTGCTTTATATCAAGAACTAATTGGGTTTGGTTACATCCCTCTTTATGGCGAAGTTACTCACTGGCAACCATTGCCACAACCACCGGAGGAATAAATTATGGCTAAATATTTATATCGTTACGCATTGGAAAGTAACAATCCTACAAACAATGATGATGGAAATACATGGGAAGATGAAAGTAGGTGTTTTGATAATGTCGCTTTACATATCGCGAAAGAAAACGCTTATTCCTGGGATATGTTTGAAGAACCGGAACGCGAAGTTATGTATGTATGGAGAGATGGTGATTTTGAGAACAGACTGCGTTTTTTAGCTAAATTTGAAGTTATTCAACGGCTTGATGTGATAGAGCTAGAGGAAGACGACGACCCGAACGATTTTTAAAACCCATTTACAACCCATTAAATCGCCCTATCCTCTTTACAAAAAGATGAATAAGTTAGATGAAGTGGGCTAACTAAAATAAATCATTATAACCGCTCTTATGGGCGGTTTTTTATTGGAGGAAATATGGAACAAACGCTCACTATTCGCGATGTTGCAAAGTGCTTGAACCTTAGCGAAACAACCGTGCGGAAAAATAAATTAAAGTGGGGATTTTTCCAAATGGAAGGGTCTAGAATGTGGCGAGTTTTTAAATCCGATCTTGATCGCAATCGCAAAAAAGCTGAAAATCTCAGCGATCTATATGCGAAGGTCGGTGATACACAGGAGAAACAAAAATGCCGATCCGCAAAAATAAAAATGGCGTGTGGCAAATCGATTTTACCACACCAAGCGGCGAGCGAGTTCGATGCAGTAGTAAAACAACTGACAAAAAATTAGCTCAACATCTCCACGATAAGCTCAAGCACGAAGCATGGCAAGTGGATCAGCTTAACAAAAAGCCCGAAAAAACGGTGGAGCAAGCCTTAATTTTATTGCTCAAAGACGCAGAGCATAAAAAAGACAAACTCACCAAAATTCAGCACGCCAAATATTGGCGCGATGAAATCGGGAACAAGCTGCTTAGTTCTTTAACAAGTGAAGATATTCAAAATGCGATTCCTACGCACGTTGTACGCACAGGGAAAATACTTTCCCCAGCAACCCAAAACCGCTATCGTTCGTCCATTATGCGGGCAATCAATCTGGCAAAGCAAGCTGGTTGGATTGATGTCGTGCCTTATATCGCTAAAAATAGCGAACCCAAAAAACGCATCCGCTGGATTACTGAAAAGGAAGCAGAGCGATTATTAGATAGCTTAAATCTTAATTGGATGAAAGATGTCTGCCAGTTCGCCTTATTGACGGGGGCTAGAATGACGGAGATTTTGTCAATGACGTGGGATAAAATTAATTTTGCTAACAAAATGGCAATAGTTACTGGCGATATTGCAAAATCTGGACGTGGACGTTCTCTGCCTTTAAGTGATGACGCAATTAATCTAATCAAAGAAAGGATGAAATATCAAGTGTCTCCCTATGTTTTTCATAGCGGAACAGGGAAACTACGTGATGATATTTCACGAAGGGATTTTAAGCGCGCCTTGCAGCGAGCCAATATTAAGAATTTCCGATTTCATGATTTACGTCACACTTGGGCAAGCTGGCATATCCAACGCGGAACACCGCTAATGGTACTCAAAGAGTTAGGCGGATGGGAAACGATAGAAATGGTTCAGAAGTATGCACACCTAAATGCCGACCATTTATTGTCATACGTGAATCAAGTCAAATTCTCGTCAAACACTCGCCTTGCTAGGTAA